TGGGTTAGACAGATTAGAGCTTAAAGCAATGCTTGAGGCTGAAACTTGGTTGGATGCTGACCAATCTGTTGAAATGGGATTTGTTGACAAGAAGGTTGAAGAAAGTGAACCTATTGCAGCGTCAGCTTTAGATAAGAAATGGATTGTTAGAAAACCTAAGAATTTTCTTTCAGACACTAAAGTTATAAATAATGGAATTAATGATTTAACAAAAAAAATTGAAGGAATATTAGCTCGTAAATAAACGCAGCGACTTCATCATTTTATAAACTAATAGGAGAAATCAAAATGGGAAAAGATCAAATCTTAAAGCGTTTATCTGAGATTCAAGCATCTTTAGGTGCTATGAATGCTGGTGACAACGGTTACACAGAAGAGCAAATTACAGAAATCGAAACTTTGAATAATGAATTTGAAGGGTTAAACACACAATTAGAAGCTTTAGAAAAAGTTGACGCTATGAATGCTAAACTTTCTACTTCTACAAGAAAAGTGTCTGCTGCGGCTCCGGCTTCCAGCACACCAAGAGTTGAAGTTAGTAAGCCTCGCCATGGTGGATTTAAAAGCAACGGTGACTTCCTTATGGCTGTTAAACGTGCTTCTAACGGTGACACTGATAAGCGTTTTCAAAACACTGCTTATGAGAAAAACGGTGAAGACGGTGGGTTTTTAATCCCTGATGAAATGGCTGCTGGAATCTTAAAGAAACTTGAAGGTGATGATTCTTTACTTTCTCGTGCTAGAGATTTCCGTTTAAGTGGAAATTCTTTATCAATTAATGTTGATGAGTCTCAACCATGGAACGGTGGTGTTCAAGCTTACTGGATGGGTGAAGGTGAAGCATACACAGAAAGCAAGCCTAGCTTTAAACGTGTTGATTTCAGACTTAACAAATTAGGTGCTTTAGTTAAAGCTACTGATGAATTACTTGAAGATGCTGCGGCTCTTGAGTCTTACATTGGAATGGCAGCTCCTGAAGCGGTTATGCATAAAATCAACCAATCCATGCTTTCTGGTAATGGAGTAGCTAAACCTAGTGGAATCCTTGATTCTCCTTTCACAGTTGAAGTAGCTAAAGAAGCAGGTCAAACTGCTGACACAGTTGTTGCTGAGAATGTAATCAAAATGTATTCTCACATGATTCCTCAAGCTAGAACAAATGCTGTTTGGTTGGCTCACCCTAGTGCTGAAGAAGGTCTTAACGGACTTAAAGACAACAACGGTAACTTTATTTACCTAAGTCCAGGTCAAGGTCTTAACAACACTCCAAACGGTGTTTTATTAGGTCGTCCTGTATTACCAATGATGGCTGGTCTGCCAGGTATCGGTGATAGCGGTGATATCGTTTTAGCTGATTTTAATTACTACTGGGCAGCTTTAAAAGCTGGTGGAATTAAATCTGCAAGTTCTATTCACCTTTATTTCGATAGAGACATTACTGCCTTCAAATTCACATTAAGAATTGATGGTAAAGTACCTTTCACTAGCCCAGTTGTTACTGAGCAAGGTGCTTACAACATGTCTGCTTTCGTTAAGTTGGCTGACAGAGCGTAATTAGTTCTTAAGGGAAGGTTCAACAATGAGCCTTCTCTATTAAATTTATTAACAATCTTTATGAGGTGAAAAAATGGAAGCTTATTTAATGGAAAAAATGAATATGAAAACCGTTGGTCTTGGCGATGGTCATGCACTAACTGGTGCTAGAATTTCAATGAAAGACGCAAAAAGAGTTACTTTTGCTGTTTTAGTTGGAGCTGGAAACACTGAGACTGCTTTTGCTGTAGGTCTTAGACAACATAACGCTGCATCTGCTGGAACAAGTACAGCTCTTTCTGTAGCCAACAAGTATTTTACAAAAATCGCTGCTGCGACTTTGTTCACTGCTGTTGAACCTACTGTAGCTGCTGATAGTTACAACCTTCACGCTGACTTTGCTGACAATGTTGGTGTGGTCGTGTTTGAAGTTTTAGCTGCTGACCTTGACCATGTAAACGGTTATGACTGGGTTTCAGTTGACGTAAGTGGCGCTGGTACTACTACTCGTACTGTTGCGATTACTGGAATTATTGATGATAACTTCAAACCATCTTACGGTAACGACATTTAATTAATTGGGGTTCTTAAACGAATCTTAATTGTCATTCTTAGGGGAGCAATATACGCTCCCCTTCGTTTTAATGGAGGTGATTATGAAAAAAGTTGTATTTACATCAGATAAATTGGTAAACGGTAGTCTTATGTACGCTAAAGGTGTAGTTTGTGAGATTGATGAAAAGTCTTTATCTCGCTGGTTAAAGCGTGGAGCTATAGAAATATCAAAATTAACTGTAGGAAAGTCTGTACTTAATGATAAAGGTGAAATGCCGAGTTATGAAGATCTTTTAGTAATGGACCAGGGCAAGAAAAAAGTTATTATAGAAAAAGACGTAAAGAAAACTGTAAAAGAAGACGTTAAAGAGATTGAAGAAGTCGTAGTGGCTGATATGATGTCTGAGGAAAAAGTTCAAAAGCCTAAACGAGGTGGTAAAAGAACTGTAAAATAACACTTTCTAGGGAAACGGAATGAAAAATTACTTTAAGATTCTGGCTAGGAAACTGACAAAAGCTGTAAGCCCTGTGGGTTCACGTTTATGGTTTAGAAAAACGGCTGGTGTTTATGTTGACGACACAACAGCCATGCAAGTTTCAGCTTATTATAGAGGTGTTGTTTACGTAGCTACACAAATTGCAAAACTACCGTGGGATGTAAAAGACGGTGATAACAAAAAGCTGAAAAGAGATAAACTCCATAAAGTTTTAAATACTAATCCAAACCCTGAAATGTCTGCATTCACTTTCAGGTTAGTAATGATGATTAATGCGATTAATAAGGGAAACTCATACGCTGAAATTGAAAGAGATCTTACAGGAAGGGTTAAACACCTTTGGCCTATCAGCTCTGACGCTGTTGATGTTATTCGTTCACCAAACGGTGAGTTATTATATAGAATCGCTGCTGGGTCTGTAGATAGTCCAGGTTCAAATGTTTACATTAGACCAAAGGACATGTTCCATTTAAAAAACTTCCACACTAAAGACGGGTTAACGGGTTTAGGTTTGGTGGAATATGCGGCTCAAACAATAGGTATATCACATTCAGCTGACACAATGGCTGGGAATTTATTTGCCAATGGTGGATTACCAAGTGGTGTTTTAAAACTTCAAGGTAAGTTAAGTAACGAGGCTTTTCTTAGGCTTACGGATAGTTGGAAGTCAGCACACGGTGGTAGGCAGTCTGGTGGTACAGCTATATTAGAAGATGGTACTACGTTTGAACCTGTTGATTTAGATCCTCAAGTGTTGCAATTCCTAGAGTCTCGTAAGTTTGGTGTAGTGGAGATCGCAAGGTTTTTAGGTGTTCCACCAACTAAGCTTTTTGATATGGCACATTCTACGTTTTCTAATGTTGAGAATGCTAACTTAGAAGTGGCCACTGACACGTTAGATGCGTGGGCAAGGAATTTAGAAAGTGAAGCTGACATGAAACTTCTCACTGATAATTTCGGTGGTAAGTACACACAGTTAGATTTATATGCAGTGTTTAGAGGAGATATGACGACACGTTCAAATTACTTCTCTAAGATGATGCAATCTGGAGCTATAACTCCAAATGAGATTAGAGAAAAAGAAGGAATGGCTGGTTATGATAATGGGGATAAGTTTTACATTGCTGTAAATAATTTTACTCCAGCAGATAGAGTTGACGATGTTATTGATTCCCAAGTTAGTAAAGGAGAAACAGATAATACTTCAAGTGGAGAAGGTGACGACCCTGTAGCTGATGCGATTGTAGACTTTCTTAAAAAATAAAATTTGTGTAGGGGATTATGAAAGAAAGAGTCATACTAGCTTTAGTATTAAAAGCATTAAAAGATGACTCTTTAGTCGTACCTAGGCGAGGTCCTAGAGGACCTAAGGGTCAAAACTTTAATTTTGAAGACCATGTTGAGGATATACAATCCTTAATTGAAAATGCTTCTTTAACTTTTGACAAACTCACAGAAGATCAACAACATTCTCTGCGAGGTGATAAGGGTCAACGAGGTCGTGATGGTAGAGACGGTCGTGACGGTAGAGACTTTGAGTTCGTAAATCATAAATCAGAAATACAATCTTTAATTGAAGACGCTTCACTTACTTTTGATAAGCTCACAGATGAGCAGAAAGCCTCCTTACAAGGAGTTAGAGGTTCAAGAGGACCTAGAGGTCAGCGAGGGGAGTCAGGTCAAGACGGTGAAGCCTTTGTCTTTGGAGACCACATTGGTGAGATTAAAGAATTAATATCTAATTATATTGAGCTTACCAAAGACGATTTGAAATTGAAATTTAATGATCTTAATGAAGACGATAAATTGTCTTTAAAAGGTTCTAGAGGTCAACGAGGTAAACCAGGTAAGAGTTTTGTTTTTGAAGATCATAAAGAGTTTTTTGAAACCTTAAAGTTTAAATTTGAAGATTTTACTGATGATGATATTCAGGCTTTAAAACTTAAATTTGCGGATTTGACAGATAGTGAAATTAACTTACTTAAACTTAAATTTGAAAATTTGACTGACGATGAAAGATTGTCCCTAAAAGGTCCTAGAGGTCAACGTGGTAAAGCTGGCCCTAAAGGTCAAGATGGTGAAAAAGGTGATAGGGGTGAGCAAGGTTATTCAGCTTATCATATTTGGTTATCGTCAGGTCACAAAGGTGCAAAATCAGATTTCATAAAAAGTTTAGTTGGTGAGATTGGACCCAAAGGTGTTAGTGGGCTTCAAGGACCTAAGGGTGAAAACGGTGAAGACGCACCTGCAATAATCGACATTTTAATAAAACAAAGTGGCGATAAGTTTTATTTTATATTTGAGTTTTCTGACGGTTCAGAGATTGTAACCGATGATGTTGAATTACCAAAAGCTAAAGGTGGTGGTGGTTCAGGTGGGGGCGGCGGTGGAATCGTTGTCTCTCAGTTAATTGAAATATTAGATGAAGGTGTTAGTGCAGGTACTTTCGGTAAAATTAATTTTACCGGAGCTGGTGTAACAGCTACTCAAAATGGTGACACCATTGATGTTGATATCCCTTCAAGTGGTG